CCAGACCAAAGTATAAATTGTGTGGTTACCTCTCCACCTTATTGGGGACTTCGTGATTATGGAACAGGCGATTGGGAAGGTGGTGACGAAGATTGTGACCATGTTGCAAACCCAAAAGCAACAAAGAAATTTGGAAACGAAGAATTTAACAAGAATTGTCCATCAAGAGAAATGACAAAAACAAAAGGGTACTATGCAGATATTTGTCCTAAATGTGGTGCGGTTAGAAATGACAATCAACTAGGACAAGAAAGCACACCACAAAAATTTGTAGAAAATCTTGTTGTGTTATTTAGAGAAATTCATAGAGTATTACGAGACGACGGAACAGTTTGGTTAAACCTTGGCGACAGTTATGCCGGTAGTAATGGAAACGGATGGAAACAAACATTAGCAAAAACAAATAGCAGCAATTCGGGTGGTAAAAACGAATGTTTCAGAACCAAATATGCAATGGATAGTAAACTAAAACCCAAAAACATTGTAGGTATCCCTTGGCGTGTTGCACTTGCACTACAAGAAGATGGTTGGATTTTGAGACAAGACATTATTTGGTCGAAACCAAATCCTATGCCCGAATCAGTAAGGGACAGGTGTACAAAATCGCATGAATATATTTTCTTGTTGGCGAAAAGTAAAAAGTATTACTATGACAATGAAGCGATAAAAGAACCCTTGGCGAATCCCGAACGAAAAAACTTCCAAGCAGGGGCGAGAAGTTTTGGAAAAAACAAAGACAGAGCAGACAACGACCTTGGTGAACGTAGCAAAGATTTTGTGTTTACTAACAAAAACAAACGCTCAGTCTGGACGGTGAATACGGCAACATATAAAGAAGCACACTTTGCGGTTTATCCAAAAGAACTAATTGAACCCTGTGTTATTGCAGGTTGTCCAGAGGACGGAACAGTTCTTGACCCATTCAGTGGAAGCGGAACAACAGGAATTGTTGCAGTGAATAGTGGTAGAAAATATATTGGTATAGAACTCAATCCAGAATATGCTGAATTGTCTCTCAACAGAATTCAAGACGAATGTCCAAACACATTGACGGAGTTTATGGTATGAATATAGAATTTACAAAGAATCAATATACAACTATATTACAAATATTAAAAAACAGATTGATGAGTCATAGAGAATTGGTGGAAAAGATGAAAAATGATGATTTTTGCGATGCAAAAACTTACGAATCAATGCTTGACGATTGTAAAGAACTTGATATAATAATAGAAACAATGGAGAAATTATAATGACCAATTTATGTAAATTATTGGGTGATGATAACGATGAGTTAGATTGGAACGGAATGCCAGAATTTGTGCAGGAAAAACAAGAACCATATAGTAAAATCATTATAAGGTTTGAAACAGAAGAAGATTTACAGGAGTTTGCTGATTTGGTTGGTCAGAAATTAACAAACAAAACAAAGAGTATGTGGCATCCTCAATTGGTGAGAGGGAAAAATTCACTGAAAAGGTATATAGATGAATGATTTGTTGAACATAAAACCCAACGAACTGATAGATGATTTTTTTAACAGAGTGTATAAACACAAAAAGATTGAAAAAGAACAACTAAAAGAACTATCTAAAAGATTGATGAAATCCGACATTTCGGGTTATACTTTACAAAAGTTGTGGTATACTTCTTTGTTGAATGAAAATCCAGACTACTCTGTTTATGATGAGGACATCTACATAAGTGATTTGTGGGCTTGTTGGGTTTTATATTCAAGACAATATTTAAGGAATATCAAAAATCCTAAAAGTAATATACCGCCTATGGAAGAAATCAAAAAAATAGTTGATATTGGATGTGGGTTTGGATATACCACCACAGCATTAAAACAAATGTTTCCCGATGCAGAAGTTATAGGAACGAATCTTTCTGATACAACACAAATAGAAGTTGCAAAAGAATTGGGTAAAGAACATGGTTTTGAAGTTATATCAGAGTACAATGAAATAGGAGGAAATGTGGATATGGTTTTTGCATCAGAGTATTTTGAACATTTCTATAAACCAATAGAACATCTACACGAAGTTATAAGATTTACAGAGACAAAATCGTTTTTTATTGCTAACTCTTTTGGTACAAAATCAGTTGGTCATTTTGACACATATAATATAGGTGGTATGGATATTGATGGTAAAAAGGTTTCAAGACTATTCAATAAAGAGTTAAGAAAATACGGTTACAAAAACATTAAAACTAAAATTTGGAATAACAAACCAAGTTATTGGAAAATAGATACATGAGTCCTAAGTATCCAATATACATTGTCTCAAAAGGAAGATGGAAGAATGGTTTAACTGGAAAAGCATTAGATATGTTGGGTGTGCCGTATAATGTTGTTGTAGAAGAACACGAATATGATAATTACACATCGGTGTTTGGAGAGTCAAGAGTAATTATTCTTCCTAAAAAATATTTAGACGAATATGATACTTTTGATGACCTTGGAGATACAAAGAGTAAGGGACCGGGAGCAGCGAGAAATTTTTGTTGGCAACATTCTATTGAACTTGGTGCGAAGAGACATTGGGTACTTGATGACAACTTAGATGATTTTCATAGACTGAATAGAAACATGAAAGTTCCTGTAAGAACAGGTTCTACTTTTAGAGCAGCAGAAGATTTTGTAGATAGATATGAAAACGCTTATATAAGTGGTTTTAATTATTATTCTTTTTGTAAAAGCACAAGTTATGTAAAACCTTGTATAAAAAATACTAGAATTTATTCTTGTTTGTTGATACAAAATGATATACCATATAGGTGGCGAGGGAGATATAACGAAGATACCGATTTATGTTTAAGAGTATTGAAAGATGGATATTGTACTATTCAATTTAATGCTTTCTTGTGCGGTAAAGTTACAACTCAGAGAATGGGGGGCGGAAACAGTAAAGAGTTCTATGAAAACGAAGGAACAAAGAATAAATCTCAAATGTTAGAGGATATGCATCCAGATGTTGCGAAGGTTGTGTGGAAATTTAATAGATGGCATCATCATGTGGATTATAGACCATTTAGAAAAAATAAACTAATAAAGAAAAAAGACATATCAATTTCCAAAGGAATTGATAATTATGGAATGATTTTAAAAGAATTAAAGGAGACAGACAGAAAATGATTGAAAATACAAATATAGAAAAAACAATAAACCGTGCATTTTCTAATTTAGAGAAGATGTTCGGTTGTAAGGCTACAACAAAACCAAAAAAGAAAATAAAGAAAAAGGCAATAAAGAAAAATGACTGATTTTTTAAAAGACATTATTAAATCATCAGGAAATGAATATGCGGGTATAGCATCAGAAGGAATAGATGGAAGTGATGTAACAGGGTTTATTGACACAGGTTCATATGTATTTAATGCACTGTTGTCTGGTTCTATGTATGGTGGAATCCCTAACAATAAAATTATGGCTCTTGCAGGTGAATCTGCAACAGGTAAGACATATTTTGCATTGGGAATGGCAAAGAAATTTCTTGATGATAACACAGAAGGCATGGTGTTATATTTTGACACAGAATCTGCTGTAACATCTGATATGATTAAAGAGCGTGGACTTGACCCTGCAAGAGTTGCAATATTCCCTGTTGCTACTGTTGAAACTTTTAGACATCAAGCAATTTCTATAGTTGATAAATACATAGAATCAAAAGAATCAAAACCAGTGTTTATTGTTCTTGATTCTCTTGGTATGTTATCTACTGAAAAAGAAATGACAGACACTGCCGATGGTAAAACAACAAAAGATATGACTCGTGCAGCAGTCATCAAGGCAACTTTTAGGGTTCTTACATTGAAACTTGGTAAGGCAGGTATTCCGTTGGTGATGACAAATCATACCTATGATATTATTGGTTCTATGTATCCGACAAAGAAAATGTCGGGAGGTTCTGGATTATTCTATTCTGCATCCACTATTATTTATCTCTCCAAACGGAAAGTAAAAGAGGGAACAGATGTGATTGGTAATGTCATTCACTGTAAATTGTTCAAGGGTAGGTTTACCAAAGAGAATTCTATGGTAGATGTTATTCTGAATTATGACACAGGTCTAAATCCATATTATGGTTTGGTTCCTATTGCAGTCAAATATGATATATTCAAGAAGGTTTCAACTCGCATAGAATTACCAAACGGAAAAACCGCATTTGAGAAAACAATCAATAATGAACCAAAGAAGTATTTCACAGAAGATGTAATGAAAAGGCTTGAAGAGGCGGTCACAAAAGAGTTCAAATACGGTAATAATGAAAACAGTTGAAATAGTAATACTACAAAATCTCGTATATAACGAAGAATATTCTCGTAAAGTTACACCATTTTTACGAGAAGAATATTTTCACGATAGGATTGAAAAGTTAATTTTTAATTTGATTAGGGATTATATACTAAAATATCAAAATCTTCCTAGTAAAGAAGCATTGAATATCGCATTAGAAAAGAATACAATACTCAATGAAAACGAATATAAAGATGCTATAACAACAATAGAATCTCTTATATCTAATGATGCAAATCCGGATTGGTTAATAAAAGAAACCGAAAAGTTTTGTAAAGATAAAGCAGTTTATAATGCAATTATGGAATCTATTCATATCATAGATGGTAAATCACAAGACAAAACAGACACAGCGATACCACATATATTATCGGATGCACTTGCAGTTTCTTTTGATGCTCATATTGGTCATGATTACATTGAAGATGCAGATGAAAGATATAAGTTTTATCATCAAAAAGAAAAAAGAATCCCTTTTGATTTGGAATTCTTGAATGACATCACATCCGGTGGTACACCAAGCAAAACATTGAACATTATTATGGCAGGTACAGGTGTTGGTAAATCTGCGTTTCTTTGTCACCATGCCGCAAATTGTCTAATACAAAGTTTGAATGTTCTCTATATTACATGTGAAATGGCAGAAGAAAGAATTGCAGAACGAATTGATGCAAATCTTATGGACATTACTTTGGATGACCTAAGAGACTTACCCAAACAAATGTATGATAAAAAAATGAACAACATATCATCTAAAATGACAGGTAAACTCATAGTGAAAGAATACCCAACAGCATCTGCAAACTCAAATCATTTTCGTGCATTGATTGAAGAATTGCAAATGAAGAAGAAATTCAAACCAGATATAATATTTGTAGATTATCTGAATATATGTGCATCTTCAAGAGTCAAGAGTGGAGCAAATGTAAATTCATATCAACTTATAAAATCAATAGCAGAGGAACTTCGTGGTCTTGCGGTGGAGAAAGATGTTCCCATTTGGTCTGCAACACAGGTGAACCGAAGCGGATTCAATAATTCAGATTTTGGTCTTGAAGACACAAGTGAAAGTTTTGGTCTCCCTGCAACCTGCGACTTTATGATTGCATTAATTTCAACAGATGAACTTGAAGAGAAGGGTCAATTACTAGTAAAGCAATTGAAGAACAGATACAACGATACCTTTACAAACAGAAAGTTTATTCTGAATGTGAATCGTGCAAAGATGAAATTCTCAGACCCACCACAATTAGAACAGGCAGGATTAATTCAAGCAAATCAAACGGAAGACCTGAAACTTGGTTCTGGGTTCGACGGAAAGCATTTTGATGAAAAGTTTCAAACAACAAAAAAATTTAATGATTGGAATATATGATGAATGCGTTCATCGATAAAAAGTTTATCAATATGGTGTCCCCCACACTAAGAAACTTCAAGTGGAAGAAAGACGATTTGGCAAATTGTTCTTGTCCTATATGTGGGGATTCTATACAAAAGAAAACAAAAGCAAGAGGATATTTTTATGAAAAATCTAATAAATTTTTCTATAAATGTCACAATTGTGGTGCAGGAATGGGTATATATAACTTCTTGAAAGAGGTTTCTCCGTCGTTATGTAAGGAATATTCTGTGGAGAGTTATGCAGAACGAGGGGTTAAACCAAGACCCAAGGAAAAAGAAATGTTCGGGATTAAAAACACAAAACCAAAATTTAAGAAGAAAGATAAATTGCTAAACGATTTGATTTGTTTAGTAGATTTACCCAACAGTCATGCTGCTGTGAAATTTGCTAATATAAGAAAGATACCAAAACAATTTTGGAAACTTTTATATTACACCGATGATTTCACATCATTTGGTAATAAATTAGACCCAGATAATACTTTATTTGGTAAAGAAGAAAGATTAGTTATACCATTTTTCAACAGCCACGGAACGGTTGTTGGTTCACAAGGTCGCGTTCTAACAATGGCGGGTGAGGTAAAAGCAAGAGAGACCTTGCGATATATAACAATCAAAGGAGACAAATCTATTGACTCTTTGTGGTATGGGTTGTGGAGGATTGACCCAAAGAAAAGGGTGTATGTCGTAGAAGGACCTATTGATAGTTTCTTTTTAGATAATTGTGTTGCAATGGTTGGTGCAAGTTCATATAAGTCTATACCTTCACATTTATCAAACAGTGAATTGGTTTTTGTGATGGACAACGAACCAAGGAATCGTTCTGTTTGTGAATACAACAAAGAACTTATAAAAATGGGACATAAGGTTTGTATTTGGCCGAATAATATTGAAGAAAAAGACTTAAATGACCTTGCATTTCGGATTTCTACTCGTAAAATACAAAAGATGATTGATGAAAATGCTGTGGAAGGATTGGAAGCAGAGTTGAAATTAAACGAATGGAGAAAAGTATGAGTATTATGGTGACGGGTGGAAGTGGACTGGTTGGTTCTGCAATCTCTGCTCCCTTAAAACCCACAAGTGATGAACTAGACTTAATGGAACTGCTAGACATCATAGATTACATCTATGAAAATAAGATTACTAAAATTATACATTGTGCTGCAAAGGTAGGTGGTGTCAAAGCAAACATGGAGCAAATGGGAGAGTTTTATTTTGATAATATTATTATCAATTCTAACTTATTAGAAGCAGCGAAACAATGTGGTGTGGAGAAGGTAGTATCTTTTATGAGTACCTGTGTGTTTCCGGATGATGCAACATACCCACTAACAACAGACCAAATTCATAATGGAGAACCTCATCCCACCAACTATGCATACGCATACGCAAAAAGAATGTTAGAGGTACAGAGCAGGGCATATAGAGAACAATATGGATGTAATTTTGTCACAGTTATTCCGTGTAATATATACGGACCAAATGATAATTTTGATTTGAATACCAGTCATGTTATTCCTGCACTAATTCGTAAATGCTACGAAGCAATACAAAACAATACAACATTTGAGGTATGGGGAACAGGTAAACCACACAGAGAGTTTGTTTATGTTGATGATGTTGCAAAAATTACAAAATGGGTACTGCATAATTATAATGAAGCAGAACCATTTATCATCTCACCGGACGATGAAACAAAACTTTCTATTCTTGCAGAAACCATTGCATTCAAAATGAATTATAATGGAACTATTGCATACAATCACACATATCCTGATGGTCAAATCAGAAAACCATCAGACAATAGCGTTTTGAAAAGTAATTTACAAGGATATCAATTCACACCACTTAAAGAAGGACTTAGTAAAACTATAAATTGGTTTACTAAACAACATAAGGTTTCTATTTTATGAAAAAAGCACTAATAACAGGAATTAATGGACAAGATGGAAGTTATCTTGCTGAATTTTTACTCGATAAAGGATATGAGGTTCACGGAATTTTGAAAAGAAATTCTGTGGCAGAAAATCAAACAGCGAGATTAGATTCTGTGTTTGAAAAATTACATTTATATTATGGAGATATGACGGATTTATCATCATTGATTTCTATATTACAAAAAGTTAAACCAGATGAAATTTATAATCTTGCTGCACAATCTCATGTCCGTGTTAGTTTTGATATTCCTATTTATACTGTACAAGCAGATGCAATAGGTGTGTTGAATATTATTGAAGCATGTAAACTCGTTGTTCCTGATGCAAGAATATATCAAGCCTCTTCTTCCGAGATGTTTGGTAATTCGGTTGACTCTGATGGGTTTCAAAGAGAGAACACACCAATGAGACCTGTAAGTCCTTATGGATGTGCAAAGGTATTTGGCTTCAATATAGCGAGAAATTACCGTCATTCATATGATATGTTCATCAGCAACGGCATCCTCTTTAACCACGAATCTCCTAGGCGGGGTTCAAACTTTGTAACCAGTAAAATTGTAAAGGGTGCAATTGCTATTGCATTAGGAGAGGCAAAAGAACTCCGTATGGGAAACTTGGATGCAAGACGAGATTGGGGTCATGCAAAAGATTATGTTGAAGCAATGTGGATGATGCTTCAAGGAGAAACTGCCGATGATTATGTGTGTGCAACAGGAGTGTCTCATAGTGTTCGAGATTGTTGTGAATATGTTTTTAATAAACTTAATATGAATTATGAAGATTATGTTGTATTAGATGAAAAATATTTGAGACCCGAAGAACTTCGTGATTTAAAAGGTGATGCAACCAAAATTCGTGATGAACTTCAATGGAAACCAAAATATAGTTTTGAAACTCTTATGGATGATATGATTATAAAAGATAAGGATTATTATAAAACAATTAATTTTCATGCTCCATATGACCCAGTGAGATAATCTATGTATTTTTTATCTGAATGTGTAACCATTGATATAAAAAGTCTTATCCGTAAACACACGGAAGAGATATTTGAAGAAGCAAAGTCAGAAACTTTGGATTTGTTTTCTGTGTATGAATCTAAAAATCTTATGAAAGCAAAGAGCAAAAAACAATTATCAGAAGACATTTCTGGTTTGTTTGGTAATTCTGTTGCAAATACTATAGGAAGTTATGGTTGGAATACAGAGCAACCACACAAAGATGGAGAACCAGATGTAATAATAGAAAGTATTTCATTAGAAATCAAAGTTACTTCTGGAGAACAGTGGAGGGGGGGAAGTTTTTCCAAACGCTCAGGTTTGTTTATGTTGATTTCTTGGGGACTTATAGATGACTCGTGTGAATTTTTCTCATCTATGATAAACATGGAGAAGGATGATTGGATTTCACAGATGAAAAAAGATAATCCAAATTATTACGCTACATTTTTTGGAAAAAAAGAATTAGTAAATCATGGTGATTATGAAGTTATTCGTGGAAAAATTTATGAATATAAAAGAGGAAAGCAAATTTGTGTAAAAATGGAAAAAGAATAAATTTTTATATAATATTTGGTGGGAATAATTAATAAATTAATATAGATATATTTATTAAATCAAATAAGAAAGAGGAAATATAGATTATGAAATATATTAGTGATATTCTCCCAGAAGAATTTCTCAAACCATATACAACCATAAAACCAAATTGGGGTTATAATGGTTTAGGTGAAATAGTATACAAGAGAACATACTCTCGTATAAAGGAAGATGGAACTAATGAAGAATGGTGGGAAACTGTTGCAAGATGTATAAATGGCGCACAAAAGATTGGAGCCGATTATACAACCAAAGAAGCACAACAACTTTATGACCTCATATTCAATCTCAAATGTAATTTTGCAGGTAGAATGTTATGGCAACTTGGCACTACAACCGTTGATAGGTTTGGTGGCAACTCTTTACTAAACTGTTGGGGAATTTGTATTCGTGACATTGATGATTTCTGTTTCATCTTTGAAAACTTAATGTTGGGTGGTGGTGTTGGATTCTCTATTCGTAAAGAAGATGTTCACGAACTTCCTCGTATCAAAGAAGATGTGACAGTAATACACACTAAAACAAATGATGCAGATTTTATTGTGCCGGATTCAAGAGAGGGTTGGGTGAAACTTCTCAAGAAAGTTTTGAAATCTTATTTCTTTACTGGCAAATCTTTTACATATTCTACAATTCTTGTTCGTTCATCCGGAGAAGCAATTGATGGTTTTGGTGGTAAAGCATCTGGTCCTCAGATTCTAATTGAAGGAATTGAAAATATTGGTAATGTTATAAGGGAACGAGGAGGAAAGAAACTCCGTTCAATTGATGTACTCGATATTTGTAATATTATTGGTTCTGTTGTAGTAAGTGGCAATGTAAGACGAAGTGCAGAAATTGCAGTAGGTGACCCAGATGATTATTTGTTCCTTCGTGCAAAACGATGGGACTTGGGGAATGTTCCAAATTGGCGGGCGATGTCAAACAATACAATCTATGCAGATTCATACGACCACATTTCTGATGCAGTATGGAAAACTTATGATGGTTCAGGAGAACCTTATGGATTTTTCAATCTTCCCCTCGCACAAAAATTTGGCAGATTACAAGACCGAAGTAAAGATAAATGTGAAATTATAAATCCGTGTGCAGAGATTCTTCTTGAGTCCCATGAGTGTTGTAATCTATCAGAGATATATTTGAATAATATTGAAACAAAATCCGAATTGAAGAAATGTGCGAAACTTCTATACAAGACACAGAAAGCCATTTGTGCATTGCCATTTATTCATAAACAAACTGAAGAAGTGGTACACAAGAATATGCGTATCGGTGTGGGTATAACAGGCATCTGTCAATCGCTGAATAAAGTTGATTGGTTAGAGGATTGTTACAACGATTTAAAGCAATATGACAAAGAATGGTCAAAAAAGAAGGGATACCCCACAAGTATCAGATTAACCACTGTAAAGCCCTCAGGCACCCTCTCCTTGCTCTCAGGGAGTACACCTGGGGTTCATCCTGCGTATGCGAACTATTTTATCCGTAGAGTAAGGATGTCTAGTAGTGATGTATTGATAGATGTTTGTAGAGATGCCAATTATCCTGTAGAATATGCAAGACGGTTCGATGGTACAGAGGACCACTCTACTGTTGTTGTTGAATTCCCTTGTCATATAAACGGCAGAACAATACTTGCAGAGGATATGACCGCAATTAGACAATTAGAATTGGTAAAAGAAATACAGACCAAATGGTCAGATAATTCAGTATCGGTTACGGTATATTATCATCTAGATGAATTAAATGATATTAAAGAATGGATGGAAAAGAACTATGAAAAATCACTGAAAACTGTTAGTTTTTTATTACATTCTGAGCATGGATTTGACCAAGCACCCTACGAAGAAATTACAAAAGAAGAATATAAAAAACGGGTAATAAAATTAAAAAATATTGAAAATGTTACAAGTGGTGAGGTTTTAAGTGAATTAGAGTGTGTTGGCGGTGCTTGCCCTATAAAATAATTTTAATTTTTATGTTGACAATCCCTAATTGTTTGATATAATGGGGGGTTGAATAATTATCGGAGATAATAAAGTGTCTATATATCAGACATAATCAAATGAGGTCGGAGTTGACTTCACGGTGCAAAAACGCACCACCCTCATAGTCAGAGGATTACTTTTCTTATAAGGAGAAATAAGATGACTAAATGTACAGATAGTTGCGGAACAGATGTCGTGACACGAGCGTTAGGTAAGGTCGGTGTTTGCCGTAGTATGCTAATCACGTTGGCACTTCTTCCATTTGCATGGAACGGTGTTACTTGGGTTGGTGGAGCAATTCGTGAACTTTGGGGTTTGATTCAAGGCGTATAATCGTCTTGAACTTTTAAAAAGGAGATAACCTATGAATATCTCAAAAATTACAAAGTTCGGAATCGCATCATTATTTGCAGGAATTGCATGTGGTGTTGCCGGTGCTGACACAAACACAGATTTGCAAGAACGACTTGCAAACGCAGAAGCAAGGATTGCAGAACTTAGTGCAGACAAGAGTTCAAATTGGTTGAACGACCAACGAGCAGAAGAAACTCGTCAACTCGTTCACGATGTTCTTGCAGATGCAGACAGTCGTGCAAATCTTCAAGGTAATGGTTCGCCCGTTACTGTAAATGTTCATGGTTTTCTACAAACTCGTTGGCAGTACAATGACATCAAAACAGATGGTGTCGATACTACTCACGGTTTCAATGTGCCACGAACACGACTTGAAGTTTCTGGTGACCTCTATGATTGGGGTTACAAGGTAAGTGGTCAATGGAATGACGGCGGAAACTTTACTCTAGTAGATGCGTATGCAGATTGGGGTAACTTCCGAGTAGGTCAATTCAAATCTCCTTTCATGAAGGAAGTTTTGACCGCACAAACAGACACACTCGCAGCCGAGCGTTCTGTTATCGCAAGTCAATTCGGTCAAGGTCGTAGTCAAGGTATTCAATACGGATACAACACCTCATTTGGTGGAGTTACTGTTGCATACACTGATGGTTTTAACACTGCCAATGGTGCAGGTGTTCAAAACGGTTACGCACTCACTGGTCGTGTTGATATTCGTGCTACTGATTGGGTAGGGTTTGGTGTTGCTGTTTCGCACAACGACCTAGACACAACTGATTACAACACATGGACTGCCGATGCAACATTTAGTGCAGGTGGATTTGATTTCACTGGTGCTTATGTAGCAACGATTGATGACACTAATGGCGATGATTGGGGCACAGTCTGGACTGCATCATATGATGTAACAGACAAAGCACAATTGTTCGGTCAATATGAAGTTGGACACCTTGAAGGTGTTGCAACAGATTTGAAGATTGCCACATTTGGTGTTAATTATGCATTCAATGATAATGTTAAATGGACAACCGATTTTGGTTATGCATTCGACAGTGTTGATGCAGGCTGGAACTTGGGAGATACTGGTTGGAATACAACCGCAAATGAAGGTGAAACCCTCATTCGTTCTCAAATCCAAGTTAGATTTTAATATTTCAGGAAGAATCCTGATTCAAAGAACCCCCTCTTCGGAGGGGGTTTTTTATAAATTTTATATATAATGTAAGGAGACTTGTATTATATGGAACAAAAAGAATATAAAAGATTGGTTGAAACCTCAAATTTAATATTAAATAATGAATACGTTGAACTGGACGAAGCAAGTCAACGATTCGGTGGGGACACGAACATTCCTGCGGATAAGAAAACCAAAGGATATATCGAAAGTGGTAGAGCAAAGATTCTAATAAATGTGCCATCTTCTCTCCATCCTTCTGCTCGGTTTGTTGTGGCCAAAAATCCCAACACAGGTAGCAACCAAGACAAAGTATTAATGTTTACCATCAGTGACCCAGACCGTAGTAGTCGAATTAAGATGTTCTCATTCCACGGTAGTCATGTTAGTCATCAAAAGGCAATGGACTTTGCAAAACACCATAAACTTGTTGCAACAAAAGATGCAAAGGGAAGACCTCTTTATGCAAAAGAATCCGTTGAACTAGGTGAGCGTTCAGTAGCACAAAGTGATGCAGAAACCAAAGATGCACAGTGGATGATGAATGTTAAAAAAGGTAAGAAAAAAGGTATTAGAGATTTCAAAGTCGGTGATAAAGTAAAGGTTGTTGATGATGCACCGTTTTCTACACACAAGATTGGTGATATTGGTAAAATAACCAAATTGTCTGGTTCTGGTATGAGAGAAATTGCAACAGTCAAACTCCAAAATGGAAAGACAATCAGGGTTATGAGTAAGTTAGATATCATCAAAGAATCCGTTGAACTGGATGAAGAAGAAAATATGGTATTGAAAACTAAACAAGAAATATTAGACATACAAAAAAAAATTGAAGACCTCAAGACTGCTCACGCAACACGAATGGATGCCATTAAGGCAAAAGGGTCTTCTAATTTTGAGAAATCTCAGTCTGATATGGAAGCAAAAAGAAACGGTGCAACGAAAAGAAAAGAAGATGCTCAACGAAAAATAGATGCAGCAAAAAAGAGAATCGAAGGTCTCCGTAAGAAAATGAAGAGTGAAGCATATATGGCTCCATCTAAGAAACCATCATCAACAAAAGAACTAGTAAAAATGTTCACAAACCCAAGTGCATCAGGTAATTTGGGATTGATTACTCTTGTGGTTGTAAAGGGCGGTAAAGAGGTCGCAAGAAAAGAAGACTTGAAAAGAAACGAGGTCAAATCTGCAATCAAAGCATGTCAAAAGAAATATAAAGGTGCAAAGATTGTTGTGAAAGACCACATGGACCGTTTAGTTGGTACTATCATCGAAGGTAGAATTATTCAGTTTACCAAGGAAGAAATAGAACACTTTGAAAGTGTTACGGCAATTTCAATGAAACGAGAATTGGTCAATTGGATTAAATCAAATAAAAAGAAATTCAAGAGTCCTATGGATGCCATTAAGAAAGCAGCCGAAGAATTTGGTATTGAAAATGAAATCAAAAACAAAAACCATTGGATTTGGGAATTATTTAAGAAAAAATAATAAAATTCCAATTTTTTGGTTCACATATTTATATAAATAGTATAGTAGAAGTATGAACAAGTTAATAGGGTATTTCTTAGCCTCTTTGTTATTGCTAACAGGATGTAAATCTCCCAATGTAACTTCTCTACCCCCTAAAATTACAGCCGATATTGTTATCGATGTTACACCACCGAAGGTAATAAACCCTTTGGACAGGTGGTTCACCCCAACAACAAAAGAAAACGACCCATATCCATCTGTAGGTTCTTTACACAGAAAAGATGGTTCTATGATTGGTTCTGCAATTCTCATAGAGAAGGATGTTGCTCTAACGGCTGCACATTGTCTGGACGAAGATGATGTCTTCTCAATTATCATAGGTGAAGAAGAAATTATGGTGAAGAAAACAATTTTACACCCTAGTTACAGTACTATATCCTTCTCTGTGAGTAACGATATTGGTTTAGTGTTTCTTGAATGCGAATCGGACTATGAGCCAGCGACAATTGGATGTGTAGAATGGATGCACAGATATCAGAATATTACTACAGTAGGATATGCACAAGGATATAAGAAGTATAGTAAAAGATGGGTGTTTACATACTTTGGCACATTGGTAGAAGAACCAAATGAAATTAAATTCATACCTCACGGTGTAAGTGTGTGGTTCGGAGATTCTGGTGGTGGAGTGTTCGCAAAGTTTAATGATAAGGAATATGTCGTAGGAGTTATAAGCACATTCACAATTATGCGTGTGTTTGAAAATAAAGAATTGGTTACAGAATGTTCTGCAACAAACATTGCAAAGTATTTAGATTGGATAAAAGGGAGTATCTTATATGAACAGATGGAAGAACTTGAAGAAATTGTTGAGGATGGACGGTAGTGTGGTGGAACGCATTGGAACTGGTATTGTTATTATCGTTGGTTTTCTTGTCGGATTGTATGTCGGACGATTCCTCTTAAATATTTTTTGAAAAATTATCAAACAGAAACAATAGAAAGCATATATAATTACAGTGAGAAAGAAATTTAACACATAAAGAAAACACCAACTTCCTTTAATCGGGGAATTGGTGTTTTTCGTTTGAACGATTAGCAGGAGCAGGAGTCCGTTACTCTGTTCATGCACAAGGATAGGACTAGGAACTTCGCTACCTTGTATCGTCATAATAAGAAAAACATTAGAATCTTGTGGGTCTAATGTTTTTCTTATTTAATATGTATAAATATAGTATGTTGATTGCAGGAATAGATTATAGTTTACGGAGTCCGTGTATTTGTGTGTTCAATGGACTAGAAAACGAAGAGTTCAACTTTAATAGTTGTACCTTTCATTTTTTAACCGATACCAAAAAATACGCTACATTTTTTCTTAGAAATGTTTATGGTGAAAGGTTTCAAGATTGGAATTTAGAATTTGAAAGATATAAATCAATTGCAGATTGGTCAATGTCATATATTTTAGAGTGTGACCAAATTGCTATCGAAGGATATTCGATGGGAAGTAAAGGTAAAGTATTTAACATCGCAGAAAATACAGGAGTATTAAAATATAAAATTCATAATTTGGGTATTCCTCTTGAAGTTATCCCACCAACAACACTAAAGAAATATGCCACAACAAAAGGTAATGCAGATAAAGGGATGATGCACAATTCATTTTTGAAAGAAACTGGAATAAACTTGAAAAAAGAAATCACACCAAATAAAGGTAAGGTAGACAATCCTGTTTCTGATATTGTAGATTCATATTATATTTGTAAATATCTTTATGATAAAATTATAAAATCTTATTAATATTTATTCCATCCGTTTATTATTTTTATCTTTGCAATTATATTTTTAGTGATTCCGCTTGTAAGTTTAGATGCAACACCATTTGGACCAAATATTTCTTTTCTCTCTTTTGAGTCTAGCCTATCTTTCATTTCTTCTATCAAGTGAACCACTTCCTTCATTGCTTTCTCATTCTTCTTTCCGTTCAGAAGCATATATGCAACAATAGCCATTGTCAACAAAAATCCACCAATCAATACAATTAGACCAATTTGTGCTATCTCTTGCATGTAGTATTGACTAGCAGATGCGAATCCAACAGTCAATATACCCACAGCAAGCAAAACCGCTCCTAATCGCCCATTTACCCAAAATGCGATGAAACCCCCTGCAACGAGCATAGCAAATCCTATGGTAAAGAACAGCGTAATTGACTCGTGGAGGTTCTCTAACGCTTCCTTACGGACTTCTCGGTCTGATTGCTCATAATCCCTCACCAACTCCTCTAAGTCCTCTATATGACCCACAGCGGCTGCCACTCTGTTGTTTGCTTGCTCTAGGTCCTCTAACGACTCGTCTATCCTTATCTGTTCCTTTTGTGCATCGTCCACAGTCTCTTTGATTGCCTCTGCGGAATCCTCTATGCTCTCTAGAGTCGGGTCTATGTTGTAGTTTTTGTCCTCTGGAACTAGTGCTATGTCGTTTAGAATTGAATCTGCCTTTTCGTCTATCGTGTCCAAGTCGTTCCCAATGACTTCTGATGCGTTCATTATCTCGTCCGTCTGTTCTCTCTGCTCTCTCACGCTGTCCACGACTGTGCCAGATGTGTTTGATGGACTCTCTTTGCTTATCTCTTGAAGCATCTCGCATCCGTTTGTTGTCATCAACATTGCGAACATCAGTACGAGAACTCCTCCACTTAGCAATCTTTTCTCTGACTTGCTCTGGTGTGAGTTTTCCCTTTGCGTACAACTTTCCAATCTCAACAATCTTTTCATTATGTCTTTCATTCTTTACCTCCGAATCCTGTGCAACAGACAATGTTGCGAATAATAATACTGATATTGTAATTAGTGTTTTCATTTCTTATTTCCTATTTTAAGTTATGCCCAGAACATTTTTGTTATATTTTCTAATTCTGTTTATTCTTTCTTTTTCTTTCTTTTTCTTTTCTTTGTGTGGTTTGTCCATTTTATATTTCTTCAATAATTTTTGAATTATATTGTCTTCAATAAGACACTCACCTATATAAATATCACCATTACTCTTTTGACTCGCCAAACCTCTTATTTTTCTTTGTATTTTTTTATCAATTTTATTCCATAATACATATGCATTCTTTATATCTTCACCAACTATTCTAAGAAGTTCTGTTCTAAATCCTTTTTTTGCATCATTCCAACTTATCTTCACTGCTTCATCCAAATATTCAACGGATTCTTTCATCGCAGGTTCGACTGTCAACTTTTTATATCCTGCTGGGGAAATGTTGAAATGTCTTCGTGCAAATCGTTTTGCGGCGTAAATTCCATCTGCTTCATTTTTTTTAATTCTTAACTCTTTGCCCTTGTAGGTTGCAATATACCCATACATTTTCCCCCAATCAACCCCCTCACCAAGTTCTTTCTTGACTAATGCCATGTCTTTCTTCTTATCGGGTGGAAGATTCTTTAATTTATTCAACTTCTTCATTATTCTATCAATTGCGTATGTGGTTAGGCTATGAACATTATTTTTATCAAGATATGGTCCACCTGTTTCTTGAAACGAATTAGCCATCCATGCAAGGAGTTCTTTCCCCTTCTTACTCATCTTCGGGATTCGTGGGTCGCTGTCATATTTGCCTTCACCCAATTTAAGTGCTTCACTCTTGAGATAAATTTCTGCTGCTTTCTTGGCATTTCCTTTTGATTTTACTAGTGCCTTCATAATTTTATTAGTAAGTGATTTGCCCCAAGGTCCGTCATCTAATTTGTCCAACTCTTTCTTTGAAAGTTTTCTTTTCTTTCTTACAATTTGTTTTGCTTGTTCAATACTCTTCGTCATTACCTGTCCTGGAGAGTTATCATCAACATGTACATTGGATTCCTGTAATTTACTACCAGTTTTGAATGAGAGTTGTGCTTTTTTTTCTATTGTGCTTACCACTTTATAGTCAGTTTTTTTATTCTTACTGTTTTTTTGAAAAATATTAACCAACCCATCCGCGATGTCCTTTGCTTTTTTGTTTGATACTTCTCCACCAACAAATATAACTTTCCC